AGCGGCTGAGTCCGTGCTGGAGCTGGGCAACCTTGTCGGCTTCGACTACGACCTCCCAGACAACTTCGGCCTGGGCCACAGCACCTCGCTGCCCGGCAGCATGCTGGAGGGCACCACGCAGTTCCTCTCTGGCTTCATCCCCATCGGTGGGCAACTGAGCCGTCTGGGTACTGCTGCCAAGGCGAGCTCCGCAGCCGGCAAAGCCAACCGGCTCATGCAACTCACGGCGAAGGTCGCGGGCAAGGAAGGGAAGCTAGCGCACTACGGCAAGACCATGGCGCAGGGTGCGCTGGCGGACTTCCTTGTCTTCGCGGAGGACGAGGCCCGGCTGTCCAACGCACTGCTGGAGATCCCCGGCCTCGAAGAGAACGACATCCTCCAGTTCCTTGCTCAGGACGATGAGGACGGTGCGCTTGAGTCCAGGCTCAAGAACGTCCTAGAGGGAGCGGGAGCGGGCCTCGTCGTTGACAGCTTCATCAAGGTGCTCAAGGGCATCGGGCGGCGCTCGAAGATCCTGAAGAGCAACGAGGCCGCCGCGACCAAGCGCAAGCTGCTGGAGGACAACGAAGCCTACATCGAGGACGCAGCGCGCGAAGGCATTGCCGACCGTGCCCCCAGCGACTTCGAGATCGACCGTGAGGCCGGGAGCATCCTTCAGGAGACCGGCGTTGCGAACTTTGGGCCTGAGGCTCGAATGATCCGCCAGGACGGTGAGGCTGCAATCGACCTGCTCGCGGAGGCTGAGGCCCTTGTGCCGAACCCGCTGAGGAAGCGTGGTGCGGACAACCTGTTCCGGCGTCTGGAGCTTGAGGCCAATAAGGCTGGAGGGGATGCGCGCTCAGACCTGAGCGGCGTGCGGAAGTTCGTCGATCTCATGGGTGACGAGTACTTCGACGACATCGGCCTCTCGATCCACCGCAACCTAAGCGCCGCTGGCAGGTACGAGTTTGCCTCGCGCATCATGCGGCTTGCTACCCGCACGGTCAGTAACGGCAACCTCGAGCGGACAGCCATCCATGAACTGTGGCACCACCTGAGCGACAACCTCCCTGCACGAGACGTAGATGCTGTCTTCAAGGCATACGGCAAGGCGCTCGACGCGGAACCCGCCTTCAAAGAGATCCAAGGTCTCCAGTCTCGAGAGCTGACCCAAGAGAAGTACCTCGACCTCGTCGAGAAGTACGGGGAGAAGGAGGTGCGGCGGTTCCTTCAACGGCGCTCAGACGTTATTGGCATGTACGAGGTCTACTACACAGATGAGACCTACCGCCTTAGCAACGCTGACGAGTGGTTCGCGGAGACGCTGACCGACGTAAGTCAAAACCGCCTAGACCGCCTTGAGGGCATGAGCCCGACTGGCACCGTCCGCCGAATCTTCCAAGATCTGGCCGTCGTCATGGCGGATCTCTTCGTCTACGCGAAGGAGAAGCTGGGATTTGCGGGACCTGAGCAGAGGATCTTCAACGACTTCCTCAAGGGCAAGCGCCTCAAGCGACAGGGCGTTGGCGGCCTGTACGGATCGGACCTTGCTGAAATGGCCGATGACGCACTTGGCGGTGCAGGGCGAAGTGCAGACGAGGTGGCTGGCGGTGCCGCTAGAGCCGATGAGCCCACCGCTCCCGGTGTGGCTCCTGAGCCTGAGATCCCCACTGCGCCACAGACGCTTGAGCAGGAGTTCCCCGAGCTCGTTGCTGCGGACTACAGGTCACTTCAGCGCGAAGCCAAGCAGCGGGGCATCAAGGCCACCCAGAAGGCAGAGGCGCTGCGTGAGCAGCTCGCGGAGGCTAGACGTAATGAGGCCCAACGTGGCCCTGAGACGAAGGCCGACGTTCTTGAGCGCGAGGCTGTCGAGAAGGAAGCGGAGCTCGTCGCTAAGTACGGCTCCGTCGAGGACGCGCCCAAGGGCAAGCGAAGCCAACTCAAGAGCCTCCAGACCAAGGCGCGCCGGCGCAGAGCAGCAGAGCGCATCGCTGGTGTCGCCAGCCCTGAGGCTGTCGGTGGCCTGAGCCCCTTCCAAGTCCGCGTCCGCGACTTGGCTGAGGAGACCGTTGAGCACGGGAGCCTGACGCGCGAGGAGTCGATCCAGATGGTCGAGCTGCTGGACGAGGCAGCCGAGAACGGTGAGGACTTCCTTGAGAAGATCAGCGGGGTCATCAACACGGCGACCTTGAGCTCCAAGGCGAACCGGATGATGGCCATCCTGTACAGCCAGCAGAAGACCATCAACAACGCCGTGGATCACCTCGGCAACCCGATCAAGAAGGGTGAGTTCGATGAGGCCACTGCCCAAGAAGCCGGGCTTCGCATGTGGGCTGACATGTGGGGACGCCGGCCTGAAGAGGTCGCGCAGTGGATGGAGCGCACTGCGATGTCGATTGGCGAGGACAGCCTGAACGTCCAAGGCTTCCTGAAGTACCTCGATGTCCACCTCGACAACCTTGAGGCGCTGCACCGCGCAGCCAAGGGCAACACGCAGGAGATGAGCCGCCTTGGCCTGACGCAGGACCAAGCGCTCGAAGCCTTCGGCAACGCCTACCGCCAGTCGTCCGCGCTCTTCAAGGGCTTCGGTGCCATGCGCCGCGAGACTGGCCGTTCGCTGCGTAGGTTCCACACCAAGGCGAGCCGAATCATGACGCCTGAGATGCTTGACGCGAGCATCAAGGACATGGGTGGCCGCGATCTGCTGCTCGAGCAAGGCGACAAGCTGTTCGAGATGCGGAACATGGCGGGCAAGAACAACATGGCTGCCATCCGCCGGCTCGAGCGGTTCGACAAGCGAGCTCGCGCGACCTTCATGTTGAACGAGTACTTCGTCAACATGGTGCTGTCGGCGTTCAGGACCCTGAGCACCAACACCATCGGCAACTTCGCCACCACGGTCTACGGCCCCATCGAGGCGCTGATGGGCGCACGGCTCAAGCAGGGCATCGGCACTCTCCGAGGCGAGAACACCGATGTGATGGCAGAGCAAGCCAAGCGTGCCTTGGACGAGATCCAGCAACTGTTCGTCCAGTTCACCGAGGCGGGCAAGTGGAGCCTGAAGGCGCTGAAGAAAGGCGACTACATCCTCGATGGTGGCCAGTCGGCCGTCATGGATCTGCCCAAGCACATGAAGGACGCCTGGGGAGCCGAGAACCTTGGCTTCATCATGGGCCGCGAACTAGACCCGGCGAAGGGCGTGGGTCTAGCCGTCGAACGCTTCGGCAATATCCTTCGCATGCCCAGCCGAGGGCTGATGTTCACCGACGAGTTCTTCAAGCAGTGGAACTACCGCGCCTCGGTGGCGTCGGACCTCCTGCTCGAGGGGCGGAAGAAGGTCAAGTCAGGAGAGATCGAGAACCTTGACGAGTTCGTGGACAAGGAGCTGTCGGCTCTCACGCGCCGCGGTCAGGCACTGACTGAGCGCAACCTTCAGGCTGAGGCTGCCAAGCGATACCGCCCGGACGATCCGCAGTACCAGCACACCCTCGGCTTCGAGGAGATGCAGATCGACCGAGAGCAGTGGATCAAGAAGCAGTTCGGTGACCCCGAGGTGCTCAACCGTGGGGCCATTGCTGACCGTGCGCTCCGCAAGGCTAGGGAGCGGACGTTCACCAACGACCTCGACCCGGACAACGGGTTCCTGTCGAGCCTGGGTACGACCATGCAGACGTTTGGAACCAAGCACCCGCTGTTCCGTCTGTTTGTGCCGTTCATCCGTACCCCGATGAACATCTTCATCTACGCGGGCCGGCGCACGGCTCTGCCCGTGGTCAACCGCGACCTGATCGCTGCCGGCGAATACCTCTTCAAGGTAAACCTCGGCAACAAGAAGGCGGATCAACTGCGCTCCAAGCTGGCTCAGGAGCTCACTTCGCAGGACGACTCTGTGAGGGCCGAGGCTGCTGGGCGAATGATGTCTGCGATCGGCTTCAGCACCGCGTTCTTCGGTGCGGCTGCTGCTGGCAACCTCACGGGCGCTGGACCGAAGGACAAGGACCAGCGGAGCCTGATGCAGCAAGCTGGGTGGCAGCCTTACTCCATCAAGGTGGGCGACACCTACGTCAGCTACTCCAAGCTGGACCCGTTCGCCACCATCGCCGGCATCTTCGCGGACATGTTCGATGCTGCGAAGTACGCCGACAGATCGCGCCAGAGCGAGCTCGAGATCGTGATGACGGCGGCTGCGGTGTCTCTGGCGCACAACGTGCAGTCGAAGTCCTACCTCCAGGGACTGGTGCAAGCCACGGGCATCATCAGCGACCCTGAGGTCAACATCCCGAAGACCGGCGGGCGCTTGGTATCGGCCCTGACCGTGCCGGCTCTGGTGGCGTCCTTCCGTGACGCAACGGACCCGAACATGCTCGAGGTGCGCGGCATGGCTGATCAGATGATCGCTCGTATCCCTCTGCTGGGATCGGCAATGCTGGATCCGCAGCGGACGGTCCTTGGCGAGCCTGTGGACAAGAAGACCTTCGGCGGCGTCGAGCGAGAATTCGCAGATGTCGGCGGTGCCTTCCTGCCCATGGTGATCAACCGCTCCACGGATGACGTTGTCTCTGCGGAGCTGGCGGCACTGGCCTACCCCTTCAGCAACCCTGGCGAGCAGAAGTACGGCACGCTGCTGACGGACCATGTGAACGCCAAGGGCCAGACGGCCTACGACAGGTGGATGGAGCTCGTTGGTGAGGTGAAGCTGGGCTACGGCACCAAGCGCAACGTCCGCCAGACCCTGCGCCGCCTAATCCAGTCCTCTGCCTACCAAGGGTTGCCCAGGGACGGCGTAGATGAGCTGGACGAAGATTCGCCGCGCGTGCGCGAGATCAACCGCGTCCTTCGCCGCTACAGGGCCGCTGCCCTCAGGCAGATGCTCCAAGAGTTCCCTGACGTTCGCGCTCAAGCACGCAACAAGACTGTCGCAAACCAAGCCCTGCGCCGAGGTGTGGGCACCGATGTTGTCCGCAACCAACTGTTCCCCCTGGAGTGACCCATGCCCCTGAGCTACTCGACCTACACAGGTGACGCGAGCACGACGAGCTTCGCGATCACCTTTGACTACCTGCCGGAAACGGTAGTGGTCAGCGCCACGCCCGCGGGCATCCTCGTCTACCTAGACGATGTGAAGCAGACGAGCGGCTACAGCCTCGTCGGCACCAACATCGTCTTCGGTGCGGCCCCTGGATCCGGTGTGGACATCCGCATCGTTCGCTCCACTCCGCGAGGCAAGGGCGACCGCTTGGTGGACTACGAGGACAGCACCACGCTCACCAGTGCCCTGCTGGACACTTCAGCCCTCCAGCTCCTGTACATCTCTCAGGAGGCGTTTGAGCAGTCGAGCTCCGGTGGTGGCGCCACGCCCACCTACCTCCCCTACTCGAACACGCTGGCCGCTTGGGATGCCGAGAGCCAGAAGGTGTCGAGGGTGGCCACGCCTGTTGCGGGCACCGATGCGGTCAACAAGACCTACGCGGACGATGGCTTCCTGCCCTACGACACCAGCGCCGGCACCTACGACGCAGCGCGCTCCGGGGCAAACAAGAAGATCGATGGCGTCGAGGATCCCCAGGGCAACCAGCAGGCCGCGACCAAGAAGTACGTCGATGACATCGCGCAGTTCGGTGTCGCTGGTGTGCCTCAGTCCTTCAAGTTCACCGCAAATGGCTCGACGAACAGCTTCACGCTGACAGATGCAGCCTACGCCGAGGCTGAGATGCTGGTCGTTGGACTGGACGGCGTGCTTCAGCTTCCCGCCGACGACTACACGGTGACGGGCGGGGCGTCGAACTCGACGCTGAACTTCGTCAGCTACACGCCGACGAGTGGTCAGGTCATCAACGTGCTGAACTTCGGCAGGGCTCGCTTCATCGACAGCGCCCTGCTAGAGGACAACAGCATCGCGACCGCGATGATCCAAGACTCGGCTGTCACGACTGCGAAGATCGCTGACACCGCTGTCACCACGGCGAAGCTGGCGGACACCGGGGTGACCACAGCCAAGCTCGCGGATGCCAACGTCACGACCGCGAAGATCGCAGATGCGAACGTGACGACGGCGAAGCTGGCCACGGATGCGGTCACCGAGGCCAAGATCGCAGACGACTCCGTGGACTTCGCGCGGCTGAAGGACACCGACTTCCTCGCAGCAGCAAACGCCGGCGCAACGGCCCAGGTTCTTCGGGTGAACAACGGCAGCGCGGACCTCAGTCTAGGCACGCTGGCCGCGGCGGACATCACGGACTTCAACAGCACCGTCACGGCTAACCCGATCTCAGCACTCGGAGCTGCGACGGGCACCGTGAACATGGACTCCAACTTCCTGACGAACGTGCCGGATCCGACTGCGGATCAGCACGCTGCGACGAAGGCATACGTCGATGCCAACACGCAGTCGGCCATGAAGGGCACGCTGGTGACCGACATCACGCTGGGATCGGCTGCCGGCACGTTTGATGTCGAGGGCTGGTTCGACGACAGCAAGTACCTCTACTACGAGGTCCACTGCATTGGCTTCCGAATCAGTGACAACGGTGGAGCTGTCGGGATCAGGACCAAGAACACTGGTGGTAGCTACCCAAACGGATCAGCTAACTACCAAGTCTCCGGCCAGGGGATCTCCGACTCGACCAACGCGAGAAACGGCCTTGTGACCCCCACCCTCTCGAACTCCACTTCTTCGGGCAACGGCTACGCCAGCTTCGTGCTGCGCCTGCCCGACAACAGTTCAGCGGTCCCTTCACACAAGACAATCCAATCCGTTGGAAGCAGCAAGGCAGTGGACACCGGCACCTTCAACACGTTTGGGGCGGACACCAAGTCATGGAACTTCTCCACCTTTGCAGTCCACAGCACAGGGACCATCGAAGGTCTGCGCTTCGTCTGCATCGACTCGCTCAATGACACCAGCACCTCCGGCAGCATCCGCGCCGGTGCCCGTGTACTTGTCTACGGCTACGAGGGCCTCTCCTGATGGTTACGAAGATGCGAGTGGCCGGGGTCGAG